CAGGGGTTTCCTAAAAATGACTCGCGTCCATGGAAAAAATATATAGAAGAATTGGCCCAGTACAAATATTGTGCAAGCCCCGAAGGCAATGGTGTAGATTGTCACAGGACGTGGGAATGTCTCGCCCTCGGGGTCGTACCCATCGTTGTGAAAAATCCAGTGGTATACACATGGTTTAAAGACCTTCCCATACTCTGGGTTGACAGTTATGAAAATTTAAATCTCAGAATGTAATATACACATGGCGGCGACAAATAAGTTATATAACATCGCAAGACGCATCAACGCTGGTACACTGAACACGGAAATTGGATATTTCCCAATCTTAGGAATTGTGCTCCCCCTAGCTATCGCGTATTTCATCACCGCAAGTTCAGGACTCGCTCGCGCGGAAGGGTGTAATGCAGTACAAATGAAGGATGTGCGAAAGTACTTTGATATCGCCCTGACCGTAGCACTTACCATCCCCGCCGTCGCCTTGATGCAAAAATTAATCAAAAAGGATGTCGCCTTTTACATGATGTTCTATGGCATCATGGGTGCAGTGACCGCGGGTATGATGACGGAAGTGTTTGAAAAGTGTAAAGGTAACGAGACAGAAAAGACGTATAACGGATTCTACCTCGCGGGTTTTGCCGTGGTATTCTTGTTAGGATTATTTGCTTTCATGTTTGTAAGATGAGTATAGAGGAAGGATTTTATGTTCTAGGCATGCTCGCAGCCTACGTGATGCGTAGGGTGGGAACATTGAGTTTTAAAGAAAAAGTCATATTGCTCAGGATGTTAGCGTTTATGGTGACGCATCCTGATGCGTCGTATCCTTTAAGAGAACTTGGTTCAGGGCGTACAATTGAAACACTAGACCAATTCCAGTGTATAATGCCGAGTAGTTGGCCCCCTTTCTTGCCTGATACGAAATCCATAGAATATTTGCCAGAATACCAATCATCAGATATTTAACAGTCAGGTTCTCTACGTCACCCAACCGGTCAACCATTTGATACAATCCCAGGCCAACGGCGGTGCCCGCGAGAAAGTTGTCTACATTCATGTGTATATATTATCTCAACATTAATTATACAAACATGGACGCGATTCTCGCTAAATTCTCTGGAAAGGTTGACGCCAAGAAGGTCATCGCCACTGTTGAAGAAATTGAACGCGTGTACATCGCGGATGGAATCACAAAGGAAGACATTCCGCCGATCGTCGCGAAGCTCATGATGCTCGCGTCTGGTATGAAGAAGCTTCCTGGACCGGAAAAGAAGAAGATGGTTATCGGTATCTTGAACCACCTCATCGAACAAATCGACAAGGGTGATGAGGACAGTGAGTTTGAGACGATGTTGAAATCCGTCGTGCCGGCCATCGTCGATGGGTTCGCTGGAGTCATGAAAATCAAAGGCTGCATTCCGTGCTTCAAATAAAGATGAGATTACACTAATATACTAAGATGGGATTTCCTCCCCTTGAAACTATCGTTAAGTATGGTATATACACAGCGCATCAACTTCAAAAATTTAATCAAGGCTTAGTGCCCCCCAAACAGGTGACCATTCTTCAAGAATGTGAAACGTGTGAATTCGTACACCCTTCAGGTCACGCGTGTGATAACTGTTTAGGTTTGATTCGCAATCCCAACGCCGACTCTAATGAATTGTGCGTTCGCTGAAGTGGTTTTTCCCGCTTGAGTTTTAAATCACCTTTTATTTCTTCCACATTTTTCAATGTGTTTGAAACAAACGGTATCAGCACGTCGCGATGTTTTTTCTCGTCTATGGGTTTCGGATCACCATCGTCTTTCACACCATCCCTTCTAAACTCATCTATAGTCATCGTACCCCCGAACACGTCTAACTCGTACCTGTTGGGTGCCATTTTCACCGACCCCATGATACCATACATTTGTTTTCGCATGCAGATGATATTTCCACAGATGCGTCCACCAAAGTTCACCCCGTATTTATCAATGGCAAAACTTTTCATACATGACCATGAACAAAATGACCCCTGCGTATAAAACTTTTTACGCAACTCGTCATATTTTTTAGGCATCTTCAGAGCTTCACCTTCGAACGGGTGACAACACCACCAACACCACATGGTTTAAATTAAAGACTATCACACTCTTTAATTTAAACTATGAAAATACTATCAATTGATGTAGGGATTCGGAATCTTGCCATGTGCTTACTCAATGATGAGAATAAACTCATAGAACAGTGGGATGTTAGTGGTATTCCACCACAACATGAAGATGGGGTCTACGTGTCTTTGAGAAAACATCTCGACGAACGTCCATGGACATTGGAGGCTGACGTCACACTCATTGAAAAACAACCCGATAGAAATAAAAAAATGAAAGCGGTGGAAAACTTTTTACACGCATACTTTGTCATTAAAAATCAGGGAGCAGAAACAATCATCTACGACGCGCGACACAAAATTCCAGATGTCGCCGGACCGGGGAGGTCCCAGTACCTCAAAAGGAAAAAAACATCCATAGAGAGATGTAAAGAGTTTATCCACACAGGTGAAACAAACGCCCACTGGATTGACACTTTTAACAAATCAAAAAAGAAAGATGACCTCGCCGACACCGTGATGCAAGCCCTCTCATACACCCGACGGACACCGTGTGAACCAGAAAAGAAAAAGAAGTCAACAAAGTTAGTGCCCCGTCGTCCGAATGAAAATCAAAAGGCAACGCGATATTCAAAATCAAATCTCGCGTGGATTTATAAAAATAAATTGGAGTGTGAAGTTTTGGAAAATAATAAAAGATTTATGAAAGACCTTCATAGATATTTTAGAAATATTGAAGAATTGAAGACTTTTTTGTAAAATTCCCCCCCAGTTGTCTAGGAGCCCCTATATCATCGGTCATCATGATTACTGAATTATTGATACAACAAGACTTTTTCTATGATGATGGAGACCTTAGCCCCGATGACATGGCTGCACTGGTTTCTCGCATCACTGGCAAAGAGTGTGGGGTCACGACCGGGGAGGTTTCATTAGAGGTGTCAAAGCTTCTTCCGGTTAAAATGTACAACGGGCAGTACTACCACCTGCACCGAAGCTTACACCAGCTACTCACTGAAAAGTACCCCGACCTCGCAAGTGTCCCAAGGGATGAACTCACACAGGATGACATCATCTATTCACAAGCCGACCTTTTCACTGCTCTAGGTTTGCCCATGACTAAAGAAAATATAATGAATAATGTAATATGATGCGCTATGCCGCCCTCAATCATGAACTCCCCAGAGTGATAGAACGTGTGTACCAACAAGGTGCTCGCGTCATCGTGGACTATGCCAAAGAAAATTGCCGACCCTCAGAAGCCCCCGATGTGGTGTGGCGCACAAACACCATCACGAAAGCCCTACCAGTGGACGCCCTCTGTGCCATCAAGTTGACATCTTTTGGTAGTCGAGAGGACCCCACATTCGCCAAGAGTTGTGCCGAAGACGTGATACGGTGCGCGAAGAGTAGGGGGGTTCGGGTGTGCATAGATGCCGAAGATGTCCTCTACCCCGAGATGTGTACATCGTTAATGGAAGAGTACAACAACCCAGGGGGTCCACCCACGGTGTATAAAACATATCAAATGTATCGCGTAGATGCGGTACGCGAACTCACGCGAGACATTGAGAGTGGTGTGCCTTTGGGGGTGAAATTGGTCAGAGGCGCGTACCTTCACAGACAACAGGACCCAGTGTTCCCATTTAAAAGTTTAGTCGACGAATCATTCCGAAAAGGCATGGAACTCGTGCTCGATGCACCACACGTGCACACCATCGTGGCCACGCATAACACCGAGGATGTCACTTTTGCACAATCACAAGGGTTGGAGGTTGCACAACTCTTGGGAATGCACGCGGATGATGTGGATTACATTTACGTGCCCTATGGAAACCTACGGGAACTCACACCCTACCTATGGAGACGGCTCAGAGAAAGGATGGGGTGGAGCTTAAAAAGGTCGTGATATCATACCACGGTTCTTCGCCTAATTTTAGTTCAGATGGTCCAACGTATTTGTAACCATAGTCTTCCATCCATTTTATATGACGTTTTCTAACACATGTAGATAAATGTTTTATGCGTGTATCACCATATATCCATCGTTTGTAATAATGATTGACCATCTTCTTTCCAATACCACGCCCCTTCAGCTCATTCTTAACACACTGAGAGTGAACCATAAGTGTATCACCTCGAGGGTCATGGATTTGTTTCATCTTGGCAATCGTTACATCAGTACCTTTCATAAGACCACCATAGATGAACCCAACGATTTCACCACTCCAGTAGTTTCTTACAACAAGTGATAGTTCTGGACAATTATCAACTATGAATTTTTTAAATATAACAGAAGACTTTTCTTCCAATGAATTATATGATTCAGATTCAATAACATCTATTACACCAATATCATTTTCAGTCATGTAAGAGTATGAATAACATCGTACATGAATGAGAATCAACAAAATTAAGATGAAGATAACAAATATCATATATAGTACATACTTATTTTAATACATACGGTCACCACATATATCACAATAATCGGCCCAATCACCAAATATATGCTCACCTATAGGAATTCGATGCGTATCTGTTATAAAACAATAGACACACGAGTCAACCGTATCAGTCAATGTTGCAATCTTTGAATCCTTGACATGTATAAATTCGCCATCTTCCTTAATAAGATGAGTTCCTGTAACGTATATATCTTCACCCATTTTTTCACTGAAAATCTTATAATATGGAGACTTATCCTTATTCAATAATTTCATAGTAGTAATAACTTCACTACCATCTGAAAGTATATCACCAATCTTGACGTCTTTGAAAGATAAAATACACCCATCAGACAAACTAATACATGTATCACCCGAAAAACATATACCCGGGGAACTCCGTATTGCGCATTTATCACCATCACGGTATTTTAACCATCTTCCTTTACCTAGAAGAGGGCACGCACCGGTTGAGCTTGCGGGACTGCTCACGACATATTTCTGACGCTTAGCTACTTGTCCACTTCCTGCGATAGGCGCATCTCCTGACCTTTCCCCCCAATTTTTTGCTTTGGCTGCTGGCGAATTCCAGCACGTTACTTCAGGTGTAGGATGGTCAACCCAATCACCCACACAATCTCTCACGCATTCTGTTTTTCCACACGCCCTCCAGTTGTACACGGGGACACATGAGTAGCCATCTTCTGATGGTTTCATACTTAATGTAGCCACAACACCATCCTTTTCACCGATTGGATAACAATTTTGTGTGATTTGCACATACGCCGATGCATCTGTTGGTGGACTCACTTTGTCGAACCCAGTGTCCTTTACACATCCAAGGCTATTTGTCCATTGATTATACGTATACGATTCCAAGTCACACATTTCCTGTGTCTTTTTCTCGCGAACTACCGTGTCCGCGCACGGATTCTCACATGGCACGGTTTTTGAATACTCACATGTACCACCATGTTGTGCGGCTGAATAAGAAGGGTCAGACGTATCCAGTTCCGTCGTTTGAAAACCATCACCACACCTCGAGGCGTCGTTCGGGTCGTTTAATTCCAGACCTGCGCGCATGCATCCACTCACCGGTTTGTACACGTTGCCTTCACATGGAACAGGGTCGGGTGGTGGCGCGGCCGAAGGGTCAGATGCATTCGGGTCTTCGATGATTGTAGTCTGACTGAAAGGTACCGGTGTTCCGTGTCCACTACATCTTTCGGATGAGTTGTCCACGTCTAGCACATATTCTGCCGTGTCTCCGACTTTTTTATCGTTCACGTCGAGTGGTGTGATGTAAAATTTGATGTTTTGCCCGGACAAAAAACCAGGGGGTGCACCCGAAAAATTGAAAGAGTTTGCATCACTTCCGATGATATCTGGAAATCTGTACTTGACTCTGTGAGAGTTCTGCGAGGACGATACGACGATGCCATACTTGTAAGTCTTTTGACGACATGTACTTGCTTCATCATTTTCCAACCAGTTCCATCGGATGCCAGCTATCCCACCTGGAGAAAAACACGTCGTCGTTATGTCATTATAAAATTGCCCTTTACAGAAAGCATATTCATCTGCTGGTGGGTAATAATTTGGGTTAGTGGCGGGGGTGGTGGTGGAGGTGGAGGTGGAGGTGGAGGTGGACTTCTTTGGCCACTCTAAACACTTGTCCATGTCAAAAGCATCCAAATCAAAAGAGCCGCCTGTGCATGTGTATCCAAAACCACCCGCCATGACGGCTGAAAAAAAACAAATCATCACAATGACTACGATTATCGCGCCATCGTCACCAGCCATTATTATAATATGCGCTATAAAATAATGTGGCAAGTGTTCATTGCGCTGTACTTTTCCTATCTCATCCTGGGTCCTCACTGGATTGCGAAACTAGTGAGAAAGGAACCCCTGGACATTGTCAAGAGTCCGCACCAATTCCTGACGCGCGCCGTATTCATAAGCTACGTAGCCCTCCTATACACCGCGTGGTTTCTGTACAGGCCATCGCTCTCGTCATTCATGAATGCCCTCGCAGTCTCACTGGCAGCCACTTTGGCCTACTACAGTCGATGGGGTCCAGAGAAGACCCTCCCCATGCACGCACTGCTGAACATGTTTATTTTGGTGTCTGGTAAAAAGTTTGTGGACGTGCAAACATTTATAACATTGGCCTTGGGTGTGTTCTATCTCATGTTTCATGATAAAATTTATTGATGTATTATAAATGTCGAACAACCACAGGGGTGTTAAGAGACGTTTCACAAATATGATGTCAACAGCCGTCAGGTGGCTAACGGTGAAAGAAGCCGCATTGTATGGCGTTACGAACATGAATGCTAAAAAAGTTGTTTTGATCGAAGAGAAGCCGAGACTCACCAGAATTCCAGAATTTGTATATCAAATGAAAAATCTCCAGGAGCTTTACCTCAATGACAACAAATTCACGACACTGCCGAAAAAAATTGGTCAGTTGCAAAATCTCCGGGCGATTTACCTCGGTAACAACAAAATCTCAAAATTGCCTCCAGAAATTGGACGTTTGAAAAATCTCCAGGAGATTGAAATCGTTAACAACAAACTTAGCACATTGCCTCCAGAAATTGGACAGCTGAAAAATTTAGAGGAGCTTTACCTCGGTGAAAACGAACTCGTCGAATTGCCGCCAGAAATTGGACATTTGAAAAATCTAATGATACTTTCCCTCCGGAAAAACGAGCTTACCACATTGACTCCAGAAATTGGACGATTGAAAAATCTCATGAGTCTTGACCTCAGTGGAAACGAACTTACCACATTGACTCCAGAAATTGGTCAACTGCAAAAATTGAAATTTCTCAAAGTTGATAACAAACTCACGTCCCTCCCCGAAAGTTTTAAAAATCTGCCAGATAATTTATTGATCAAGTATGGCAATACTGAATATAAAAAACAACAATTTATGAAAAAGTTTGCACCAAAACGTATAAACAAGAATACTGAGCTGTTGAATAGCACGATTTTACCAACAAATAATATTCCACGCAGTAAAAGGGTTTATCTAGATATACCATCGAATGTCAAAAACAATGGGACCCTGAGAAGGGTCTATAACAAAAATGGTATCAATCAGTTTATTAGAGGGAGAGAGGGGAGGGTCAGTCTTCATGGAAACAATTTTACAGCAAATAATGTCAACCCCCTGAATAACAAAAACTTTAATTTACAACGTATCCGCGTGCGTCTTCTCAACACCCCTTTGAACAACATGAAGACTACTATTGAAGGGGTCAAGAACCGTTTGCCACCAAACGTGTCTCGCACAGATGTGAACAACGTGGTGCGCAAAATCAAACCCCTGTTGTTGAATAAGATTCGGAACAAGTTGAGAACGACCCCAGCGAACAACAGAAGGGCCCTCATCAATCGGTACATGAGAGATGGTTTGATAAATAATCGTGACGTATTGTAAGAATGAAGATAGTAACGAAACTTTTTAGGAAAAAAGTAAACAACCAGGTAATTAAAGAAGCAGCAGGATATGGCATAAGAAATCTTAATGCCACGAGTCTTGAGTTAAACCGTAAGGGTCTTACAAAAATCCCAGATTTTGTATTCCACATGAAAAATTTGAAGGAGCTTAAACTATCTTACAACAAACTCACCGCATTGCCACCAGAATTTGGTCAATTAAAAAATTTGGAGATACTTTACCTCAATAGCAACAAATTCACCGCATTGCCACCAGAATTTGGTCAATTAAAAAATTTGAAGAATCTTTACCTCAATAGCAACAAATTCACCGCATTTCCACCAGAAATTGGTCAATTAAAAAATTTGGAGAGTCTTGAACTCAGTGACAACAAACTCAATTCTCTGCCTGAAAGTATAGGTCAGCTGAAAAAATTGAGCGTGATTGGCATCAGCACTATCACATCCCTTCCTGAAAGTATAGGTCAGCTGGAAAAATTGAAATTTCTCATAGTTGATAACAAACTCACGTCCCTCCCCGAAAGTTTTAAAAATCTACCAGATAATTTAGTCATCTGGTATGGCTCTAATGTATATAAAAAACAACAATTTATGAAAAAGTTTGCACCAAAAAGTATAAACAAGAATACTGAGCTGTTGAATAGCACATTCTTACCAACAAATAATATTCCACGCGGTAAAAGGGTTTATCTAGATATACCATCAAATATAAAGAAGAACAATGGGACCCTCCGAAGGGTCTATAACAAAAATGGTATCAATCAGTTTATTAGAGGGAGAGAGGGGAGGGCCAGACTCCATGGGAACAGTTTTACAGCAGAGAATGTCAAACCCCTGAATAACAAAAACTTTAATTTACAACGCATCCGTGTGCGTCTCCTGAACACCCCTTTGAACAACATGAAGACCACCATTGAAGGGGTCAAGAACCGTTTGCCACCAAACGTGTCTCGCACAGATGTGAACAACGTGGTGCGCAAAATCAAACCCCTGGTGTTGAATAAGATTCGGAACAAGTTGAGAACGACCCCTGAGAACAACAGAAGGGCCCTCCTCAACCGTTACAAGAGAGATGGCTTGATAAATAATCGTGATGTATTGTAAGCATGGTACACATTGTTGGATGCGGACCCACGGGCATGACCTTGGCGTGGGAACTCAGGAAAATTGGTGTCCCAGTCACAATACATGAAAGAAAACCATCAGCAGGTGGGTCGTGGTGGGAACCAGACTTGACGAAGAGAGACTTACACGCTCACCGCATCCTCTTTGACAGGGGATGGGTAAATACGAGAAGTCTTCTCAAAGACATGGACATCAGCTGGGACGCACTCTTTGAAAGACACACCGATGGTGTTTTCCCATATATGTTTAAAAAATTCAAGTTTCAAGATTACTTGGCCCTTCTTACACTTCCATTTGTGGCGAGACGGGACCGTACCCTTAAAGATGTCCTCCAGGGAAGAATGTCCCCCGAAGGTGCCTCTATTATGGAACATCTTCCACTTATTATAGATGGTATCACGTGGGATGTGATGAGTTCCTATGAAATGTTGGAAAGTTTCAATCACGTTGGGTTGTCTCGGCAGTGGACGCAACGTGTTTCTGGAAAAGTCATGGGCGACCTTATGTACGAGGCTTTAGAAAAAGTTGGTGTTGAATTTAAATTTAACACCTCCCTTGATGAATTATTATACATCTCCGATGAAGACAACTATGTGGCGACATTCTCCGATGGAACAAAACTCAAAGATGAACTCCTGGTTCTTTGTGTGGACCACAGCCCTGCTATCAAACTCGTCGGGGACAACTGGGGACCAGGGGCGAAGACCATGTTAAACGACACGACGTATGGGTGTTTAAACCTACTTTTGGATTACCCCATGGGTGCGCCAGAGATGAAAGATGACCTTGAAATTGCCGCGACGACGCCATGGAAGTTGCAACCGAGGGTGTTATCCGATGGGAAGACTTTGTCGTGTGTCATCTGCAACTTGACTGATTCTATTTTACACACACCACCGGAGGCTTTAAAACAGGGTGTTTTGGAACAGTTGGGTGTGCGTGCACCCGAAACTATTCGCGTGGGTTGGGGGTCTACGTGGGATGGTGAACGTTGGCAATTCCACCAAAGTTCGGGAACACTCGCACTCACAGGTCAGTTGCCCTTCTTTGGACGATGTTCTCGCGTAGCCCTTTGTGGCATGATGAGTGAGAGGCGCACCCCGTACGCATCCTTAGAGGCTGCCGTGGAAGTTGGTCGTCAGTTTGCTCATGAAAACTTTGGAACTCCCACACCTCTGGAGACTTTGAAATTATCACACATTGTGATTTTATTACTTATAGTTTTTGTTGTATTAATAATAAAATAATGAAATTTCGGGGAAAAGTCGTAACACCCATGTATGAACATAACGATAAAAAATACATCAGATTACGAGTGCCTCCCGAAATGGCGAGAATTATTATACATATAGAGTCTCGGAACAATTACAAACTCAACTCTGAAAATTATATTCAAAAAGATTTCTTTGACAACACCTTGACACTAAAAATTCCATTCCGATACAGACGCGTCATGTGTCCCATGTCAGGGAGGAAACCTATCCAAGAAGTTGTCACAGATGATGAAGTGGATGTGGAGGTGGAGTACACGGGTGTGTGGCATGCGTCAAACTATTCAGGACACTCGTGGAAAATTAAAAATATTCATATATACTAACTAATGAGTGCAAATTGGGGAACTACCCAGGCATTATATAAAAAACAAGTTGACAACTTACAAATTAACAACAACAAGAAGAACATTTTCAAGAGACGTATTAATAATGCATTCAACACAAATGTCATGAAAAATATTGTCAAAGAGGCGAAAAAAGAGGCGAAGGCTCTTCAGAATCTTCGGAAGAAGTACAAAAAAGAAGTAAACAAAATAAAAAATTTGTCAAATAATCAAAAAGCTACAGCCAGAAATAACATAAATGCCCTTGTTAATGAGGAAGCCATGCGAAAATTTGTTTCAAATCTCACAATTAAGAGCACATTGAATGAAGCAAGAGTTTCTTCAACTTTTTCAGTAACAGATATTGGTAAAAAAATTTTGGATAAGATTTTTAGAGATGAAATTTTGGTGCCAACGTTAGTGATTGGATTAGGTATACCCGCTTATCAAAGATTCTTGGGGTTTACGAAAATTGGAAATTATAAAAATCCTTCAGTAAATATTAATAACAAAACATTAGCGGCTTTGAAGCGTTACGAGATATATTTTAACAAGGGTGAATTTGTAAGAAATGTTGTTTTTTATGCAACCGTTATATATTTAATTCGGGCTGCTTTCTTACTACTTGAACACAAAACTGGTGAAGCGAAAAAAATTATAAATAAAATAATGAATGCAAAAATTGCAAACTACACAGTTGGTGGTGTGTCATATTTTATTTTGCGTCAAACGGCAATTAAATTTGTTATGGCTAGTTTTACTGCATACCTCTATGGTCATGCTTTCATGTTGAAAGAAAGAAGTATTACAACGAAACCTACGAATAAATTGAATTCACGTTTGTTTAGTAAAGCTTTAAATTTGTTTTACACACGTTGGCTTTCAGATAAGATTACGGTCTATACAGATGAACAAATTAAAACAATCATTAAATACTTCTCTTATCTTATACAGGGCACAACTATAACCAGTTCAGGGCTTATAAGCGGAGGAGGACCTTATGAAGTTACTCGAAATGTAATAAGTGCGACCTCTGGAGTTGCATCTAGAGTTGCATCAACTGGATCAGCAATTAAAGGGATGATGTCTCCTGGTTCTGTATCTCAACGACAGAGAACCAGTCCGAACATTCTTGTTCTCACAAATAACAGAAATAAAACTTATACATTCACAAATACAAATGACATAAAAAAAATTTTAAAACAAAAATATACAAATGGGAGTGCACGAGGTTCAAATGATATTATTTTAAAGAGTAATAATAATACTAAATATCGCGTGACTAAGGAACAATATAACAAGGCTACAATGCATGAACCTGGCCTTAACACTCCCACCCGCTAAACAATTAAAAATATTCACATATAGTAAATGAGTGCCAATTGGGGACCTATCAGGGCATCATATAAAAATAATATTGATGCTTTATCAATTAGTAACAACAGGAAGACCAATTTCAAGAGACGAATTAATAATACATTCAACACAAATGTCATGAAAAATATTGTCAGAGAGGCAAAGGCTGTTGCCAATGCGAACGGGCGAGTCAATAATGCGTCGAACACGAACAGGCGAGTCAACAATGCGTCGAACACGAACACGAACGGGCGAGTCAACAATGCGTCGAACACGAACACGAACGGGCGAGTCAACAATGCGTCGAACACGAACACGAACAGGCGAGTCAACAACTTGGCGGTGCGGGTGGCAAACATAAACTTGGGTCGTCAAAATGGTTTGAGTACCAATGTTTCTGAAGGTATAGTGACACTGTCTCAAAATGCTGCGCGAGAAACAGTAAAGCTCATTAAATCGGGTGAAATCGCTGATGCCCTCGTGAGTGCGGTGGTTCTTATCACTGGAGTACTTGGTAGTCAACAAATGAACATAAACGCCAACAGAGTGCTCAACGTATTCCCGCGAGGATTGCCATACATGCAACCCTACCTGTCTTCGACATATACCGTTGAAAAAATGGCGAAACGCGCGGTATTCTGGTTTGCACAGTACAAGACGAAACAATTTTCACCTTTGTACACATTATACGAAGAAGCGTTTTCCACATTTGGTAAAAATAAAAAATCAAAAGTTGGTGAATACATGACATCTCTGTTCATCTACAGCTACTATGCGTTCATCATCGCTGCGATGCCAAAGACACCTGAAAAATTGAAAAAGTTCATCAAAGGGACATTAGGGGGGTTATATCAAGTAGCGAAACATAGGTATACACTGTCTGTAGTGACACCTATTATTATTACACTTATGTATCAGGTATATGCTGAAAAATTAAAATTAGAAGCTAGTGTGGCTTATAAAATTTATGAAACGCTCGTAGGACCTTTCGTGGAAGAACGAAGTCTGCAACTGCTGAGTGCAGGTGGTGGACTTCTCGCGAAGAAGGCACTTCCCTATTTTGCTAAAATTAAAGTACGACAGCTCGCACCCTCACAATACAGACCAGCTCTTGACATTGCGGTTGATACCATCGTAGACG